ATGGGCTACCCGGTTTTTCCCTGCGCGCCGGGGGGCAAGGCACCGCTTACCGAACATGGTTTCCACGACGCGACCGTCGATCCCGAGCAGATCGAACGGTGGTGGACGCAGCACCCCAGCGCCAACATCGGCATCCCTACCGAGGGGCTGGTGGTCATCGACATCGACGGCGACGGCAACCCCTGGCCCGGCGATCCCGAACGGATGCTCGACCTGGCGGCGGGGCCGATGGCGCTGACGCCGCGCGGCGGCAGCCATCGGCTGTTCCGGCAGCCGCATGGTAAGAACTGGCGCTGCACCGAGGGCCGACTTGCCCCGAAAGTCGATACCCGCGCCGACGGCGGCTACATCGTGGCCCCGCCGTCCGTGGTCGAGGGCGGGAAGGCCTACCGCTGGGCACCGGGCCTGGAACTCGACGACCCGCCCGACCGCCTGCCCGAACCGCCGCCCTGGTTGGCCCAGGAACTCGACCGGCTGGCAGCGCCCGCCCCGAAGTCCGCCCAGGCCGCGCCGTCGGCCAACGGAACGCCCACGTTGGCCCACGTCGCGGCCGGTCCGTCCGAGGCGAACGCGATCCCGGAGGGCCAACGGAACGCGACCCTGGCGCGTCTGGGCGGGAATATGCGCCGGGTGGGGATGTCCCAGGCGGAGATCGTGGCCGCGCTGCTGCGCGTAAACACGGATCGGTGCGTGCCCGCACTGTCGCCGCGCGAGGTGGAACGGATCGCCGCCAGCGTCGCCAGGTACGAGCCGGACCAGGTCGCGGTTGCCCTGGCCGAGAACCACTTCGACCAGATGTACGTGAATGCGCCTCGATTGGCCGGGCCGGCTGATCCGGGGCCATTCCCTGACGCGCTGCTGGCGGTCCCCGGCTTTGTCGGCGAGGTCATGGCCCACACACTCGCCACAGCCTTTCGCCCCCAGCCGGTGCTCGCCCTCGGCGCCGCCCTGGCCCTGCTTGGCACACTCACCGGCCGTAAAATCCGTGACGAGATCAACAGCCGCACCAACGTCTACTGCCTGGGCGTCTGCCCCTCCGGCGGCGGCAAGGAACGCACGCGGCAGGTCAACAAGGAGATTTTGTTTCTGGCCGGGGCAGCCGAGCTGGCCGGTCCCGAAGGCCTGGCCAGTCATGCCGGCCTGATCAGCGCCGTCGAGCAGCAGCCAGCAATCCTGTTCCAGCTCGATGAGATTGGCCGTCTGCTGCGCACCCTGGCCGAGCCGAGCCGTGCGCCGCACCTGTACCACATCGTCACCAACCTGATGAAGCTCTTCACCAGTGCCGGCTCGGTCTACATCGGCGACGCCTACGCCGACCCCAAGCGGAACAAGGTGATCCATCAGCCGCACGCCTGCGTGTGGGGCACCACCGTTCCACTCTCGCTCTACGAGGGGCTGACCGCTGAGAACGTCACTGACGGCTTCTTGTCACGGGTGATGATCTTTGAGGCGCCCACGGAGCCGGTGGCCAAGCAGCAGCCGGCAACGGTGAGCGTGCCGGACTCGATCCTCCAGACGGCCCGCTGGTGGCTCGATTTCCAACCGGGCGGCAATCTGCAATCGGAGCACCCGCAACCGCATGTCGTGGCCGCCACGCTCACTGCCCAGCAGGCTTTTGATGCCCTGGATCGTGAGGCCGAGACGGCCCAGTGCGATCTGGGCGAGCCACTGGGCACGCTCTGGACGCGGGCCACGGAGAAGGCCCGCAAGCTGGCGCTGCTTTATGCCTGTAGCCGGCACGCGCCAGAGCCGCTCGTCGATGAGACTGCCGCCGGCTGGGCCTGCGAGCTGAGCCGCTATCTGACGCGGCGGCTGATCTATCTGGCTGGCCAGTGGGTGGCGGAAAACCCCTTCGACGCACGACGCAAGCGGGTGTTGCGGCTGATCGCCGCCGCCGGAGAGCAGGGGCTGAGCCGCTCGGAGCTGTACGCCAAGACGCGGGCCTTCACCGCGCGCGAGAGGGTCGAGGTGATCGAAGCGCTGCTCTTGTGCGGCGACATCCGCGAGGTCAGCCCCTCAACAGGGCGCCGGGGCGCGCCGTCAGTCCGTTATGTGGCCACATCACATTGATGGGGATTTATTAGTAGTTTTTCGTATCCGCCATGTGTTTGCATCGGGGAGAAGATCGTGCAGAGGAGATACGGATACCAAAAACTACTAATTATTCCCTTTCTGTCTCTGTTCTTCCCCTTTGGTCTGTCTGGGAGGAGATGGGATACAGCGCTTTTGGTTTGCCGTGCGATGTGGGTGGTTCGTGGGGGCGTTTCAGGCGCAGCAGGCGGAGGCGGCCGCGTACCTGGCCCTGCAGCAGTGGGTGGCGGAACGGGAGGGCTGTGCCGACTCGTTGTGGCGTTGTCCGATCACCATCGTGGTGCCCGCCGGCGGGCAAGCCCCGGAAGACTACCTACACCTGCGGACCCATGATCTGCTCAGCAATCTGGGTCTGCTGCCGCGCGAAACGGCGATCCAAAGCGGCGTCACGCCCCCACGTCGACTAGGTACTTCCCGGCAAGCTGGGCAAGTTGGGGTCCGTGGGAACAGCCGCGAAGGTAGGGACAGTTTCTTTCACTTGTCCGAATTGTTCGAGAAGGGAATTCCATGAAGATTGAGCTGCGTCGGTTGGATTCGATCCGTCCCTACGAGCAGAACCCCCGCCTGAACGACCAGGCCGTCGAAGCCGTGATGGCGTCGCTCCGGGAGTTCGGGTTCCGCCAGCCGATCGTCGTGGATGTCGACGGCGTGATCATCTGCGGGCACACCCGCTACAAGGCCGCGCAGCGGTTGGGCCTGGAGAAGGTGCCGGTCCACGTCGCCAAGGACCTGACGCCGGCGCAGATCAAGGCGTACCGCATCGCCGACAACCAGACCGCGACGCTGGCCGAGTGGGATTACGACCTGCTCCCGATCGAACTGGCCGACCTGCAGGGGATGGACTTCGACCTGGGGCTACTGGGGTTCGACCAGGATGAACTCGCCAAGCTGCTCGATCCCGGTGTGCAGGAGGGGCTGTGCGATCCCGACGAGATTCCCGCCCCGCCGGACGAGGCGATCACGCAGAAGGGGGACTTGTGGATGCTCGGCGCGCATCGGCTGCTGTGCGGTGACAGCAGCAAGGCGGCGGACGTGGACCGGCTGCTCGACGGACAGCCGATCCACCTGGTCAACACCGACCCGCCGTACAACGTGAAGGTCGAGCCGCGCTCAAACAATGCCATCGCCGCGGGGCTGTCTTCGTTCCAGGGAACGACCCATCACCAGTCGATGGACGTGGCGCGGCATCCGGAGAAGTCGAAGCCGACCGGGAAGAAACTGCGGGCGAAGGATCGACCGCTGGCGAATGACTTCGTGTCGGACGACGAGTTCGACCGGCTCCTCGACGCCTGGTTCGGGAACATCGCCCGTGTGCTGCTCCCCGGCCGGGCGTTCTACATCTGGGGCGGGTACGCCAATTGCGGGAACTACCCGCCGTTCCTCAAGAAGCACGAGTTGTACTTCTCGCAGGCGATCATCTGGGACAAGCAGCACCCGGTCCTCACGCGCAAGGACAGGATGGGTCGCCGTGTGGAACGGGTCCGATTCGCGTGGGAGCGAGGGAAGGTGTGCACGACGGTGTGAATGCTTTCCGCACCGGATGGAAGCAAATTGTACTGCACCTTGACCATTCGACTTTGGTAGGCGAAGCTAAGGGCGGGAGAATAAACGAGTTTCGCGAATTCTCTCACCGAAGTCCTCGTTATCGGAGAATCTCAATGACACTCCTCAGGATTCTCGCCATCGTGGCCGCCGTGCTGCTACAGAGCGGTTCCACTGATGCACAAGACAGGGATCGACCCCGCGATGCCGGCGGTAGTATTCTCCATCTGACGCTGGACTTTGATGCTCTCACGGATGAGTGGCTCGACAGGCAGCAGATTGAATCGCCGATCGAACGAGAACTGTGGAAGTTTCTTTCCGGACCGTTCAATCGAACGATCGTGGATGCGGCGCAAGGCCGGAAGCACTATGTTGTAGCGGTCGATTTTCTACACGACTCGACGCTGCCTGAACGGCGCTTGTCGGTGCGACCCGACGACTCAAACGCCGACCCGCTTGTCTTGATTGCCTACAGGTCGCTGCAGACCACTGTGGGCCAGCCCGAAGCACTGATGACGGTGCTGGATGTCGAACAGCCTACGGAACCAAATGTTCTATTGACGGCCCAGTTGCGCTACGACGGGGAAAAGTCGCTGTGGGACGTAAAGGGGCGATCTGGAGAAATCGACAAGGCTGGTATACCAGCCTCGAAGCCATTGGAGAATCAAGCAACCTCTGAGCAACCGTCAGCAGGTCTCCGACAGAGCCAAGGTGCGACACAAGCCCCAACAAGCCTCAAGGCGGCATTCGATCAGTATTATCGTGAAGTGGACTCTTACACTGCGCCTGTATGTGATTCGATCATCATCAATTCCGACATGGGTGTGTCATTTGAATTTGTCTATATTCCGCCTGGGAAATACACGGTTGGACGGAACATCGGCCAAACAGAGACGTTTCTTCGATTGATCGGCCAGCAGGCGTCATCGTTGGACGAGGGCCCGCAGCGGCAGATCACATTCGATCATGGGTTCTATCTGGCCCGTCGCCAAACGACAGCGGCTCAATTCGCCGTGTTCCTAAACGACATTGATTCCAATGTTGCTGCCGACTCGATCGTCCTGAACACAAGATCTAATCTTCGGCGCGATGGCTCTGGCCAGTATTCTGCAAAAGATGGGGCCGATCGTTTTCCAGCGAATACGGTCACCTGGAGCGGTGCCATCGAATTCACGAAGTGGCTCAGCAAGAAGTCTGGATGGTCATTGCGATTGCCGACCGAAGATGAATGGGAAGCTGCGGCCCGTACTCAAAAGGGGTTGCTGGCTCCAACCGGAGGGCTCAAACCGCCCACGGACCCGCAAACCGGTCTTGTCCCAGGAATTCGGCCCGGATCTCCCGATGCGAATGTCGATGCATTTCCGGAGAACATGACCGTTAATGGCCTGTTTCATACCTTCAACTGGGTCGGCGACTGGACGAGTAGTGTCTACAAGAGTGATCGAGAAGAGGATTCGGCATCACTGATCGATGCTCTTGTCGTCCAGCGAGAAGGGGGCCACGTATTGAAGGGACGGGGAGGATTGACGGGGCGCACATGCGGTGATGATGTCGGAGAGAATGGCATTTTCGGCTTCCGCGTTCTCTTGGAAGCAAACGCGAGCGGCTCACCGGTCCGGACACCTACGCTTCGCCAAGGCGACCGCAACTAATGGGTAACGCACTACGATCCGATGATTGACTGACTCTAAACGGCGGTTGATGTGCTGCCGCCTTCAGTGCGACGACAAAACGATCGTCTCCCATCAGGCTGATGACCTGCTTCCGTTCTTTGGAAGCTGCTGCTGGATCAGCCTGCAAAGGGATGAGCGGTATCTCTGAACATTGGTGCCGCGCTGCTATTGCGTGCGCAAAAACCACTCTGCTGGGTGTTCGGCGAGTACTCGTGAACTGTGACGAGTTGCACTCCCAGACGTCGTTACTGATGCGAATTCTCTGCGAGCCCCGGTATCCATGACGGACCCGAAGTTTCTACTCACAACTCTCAACTCCGTACCAGAACTCCTGTTCCCGCCAGGCGTTGCTGCAATTCGCCGGCAGTTCTCAAAAAACTTCCTGCGCCGCTTTGCGAATCCGGCCTGGCGCCGGAAATAAGGAAGTAGGGGGAGCGTGGTGCTCGCCCCGGTGTTCCAACTCCAACGGGAGAACTGCATGCGAATCGGATTGACCTTCGACGAGTACGTGGATGTGAAGCTGCGGCCGTCCGCCGGGGCGGACCGGGCCTTCCATCAAGCGGCCGAGATGGAGCGGGACGAAATGTTCCCGATGGCGACGGTCGCCGCCTCATCGCATCTCCGGTCGCAGGGGTATGACTGCCGCCCGGCGATGCTGGACGTCCTGGTGAAGAACGGCGTCGTGAACCTGGCCCAGCCCGACGTCTGGACGCAGGAAGACGTGGACGCGGCCGCCGAGTACTTCGAGCAGAGCGAGATGTTCGTGCCCTACGCGGCGATGTGCGGGACGTTGGGTTGCAGGTACCTCGACTTCCTCCGTCCGCTCCGCGAAGCGGCCGAGCGGGAATCGGCCAAGTACGGTCGGGCCGTCCCGGACAGCGACCAGTACTTTGTGATGCACTTGGTGCCGCCGCGCGGCGTGACCGACGAGAACGGCAACCTAATGAACATCACGTCGTCGGTCATCTCCTTCACGCTCTGTGACGACATCCGGGAGCGGCTCGAACGCGGCGACACCGTCGTGCGGAAGAAGCGCACCAAGCGCGTGCGGATGAAGTACCGCGCCCGCCCCTTCATGGGACCGGCGTTCGAGAAGGAACAGTCTCAGTTGCCCGCCCTGTGGCGGAACTCGGTGAAGTAAGGAGGACCACATCATGGCCATCAAACTCGGACTCGACGCCAAGCTCTACCGCAACACGGGCAGCTTCGCCGCCCCCGCCTGGAACGAGGTCCTGAATGTCAAGGATCTGACGCTCAATCTTGAGGCGGGGGAAGCGGACGTCTCGACCCGCGGCAACGGGGGCTGGCGGGCCAACATCGCCACGCTCAAGGACGCCAGTCTCGAGTTCGAAATGGTGTGGGACACGGCGGACGACGACTTCACCGCGCTGCGGACGGCGTTCCTGACCAATGCCCCGATCGAGTTCGCGGTCCTGGACGGAGCGAGCAATGCCTCCGGTTCGCAGGGGCTGCGGGCCTTGATGGCGATCACGAACTTCAGCCGGTCCGAACCGCTGGAAGAGGCGATCAAGGTCAGCGTCACCGCGAAGCCCACGTACAGCGCCAACGCGCCCGAATGGATGACTGTGCCGTAATCGCCGCCGCAGCCGGAGGAAGCAATGCCATGCACACGTTCAACGACACGCTCGGCCGCACCTGGACCGTCACGATCAACGTCGACGCCATCCGCCGCGTGCGGTCGCTGCTTAACATCGACCTGCTCGATGCCATCGAAGGGAAGCTGCTCGAACGGCTGGTCGCCGATCCGGTCCTGCTGTGCGACATCCTGTTCGCCCTCATCCAACCGGAAGCGGACGCGAAGCAGGTCAGCGACGAAGACTTCGGCCGGGCGCTGGGGGGCGAAGTGCTCGACCACGCCACGACGGCGCTGCTGGAGGAACTGGTCGATTTTTTCCCGAGCGGGCGGCGTCAGGTGTTCCGCAAGGCG